GTATTGGTTCAGACAAACATCTATCTTTAATTAAAGAAGCTAGAAAAATGTATTCACGTAATGTAATAGATTTATGTGAAGATGATGAAGCATTAATTAAAACACATTTAGGTGAATTTGCTTTATATGAAGGCGAATCTGTACCTTTAGATTTACCTATGTTAAATGAATTTTCTTTACCTAAATTTGATGTAGTAAAACCTATTATTGATAAATTTTTAGGTGGGGTAGAAAAAGCAGGTAAAAAATTAATAGAAATTGTTAAACGAGAAGGTAAACAAACTTTAGTATTAATTAAAGAAATAGCTGAATATGTAATAAGTGGAGAAAAACCAACATCAGCTGAACAGAAAAAAATTACAGAACAACTAAAGGACTTAGGTTTTTTAGCTTTTTTAGGAATAGCAGGTAATATTCCTTTTTCATTATTTTCTATAATTTATTTTATAATAGATGAATCAGGCATAGCTAAAGAATTTTTAAAATTAAATGAAGATAGAAAATATAATCAAGAAGAATTACTTAGATTAGACTTAATTGCACGTCGTAGATTTGATTGCGATTACGAAAAATGTACTGATGAACAAAAAGCTGAAGTCTTAAAAGATAAAGTTAAAGTCGGTGTTAAGGAAGCTTTACAAGAAGCTAAAAAAGAAATAGACGAAGCTGAATTTAAAGGTAAAAAAGTAGCATTAGGTAAACCAAAACGTGGTGGGCCTAAAGCATATTATGTTTACGTTAAAGATGGAGATAAAGTTAAAAAAGTAACTTTTGGATCCGGTGGTTTAAGAGCTAAAATCAAAAACAAGGAAGCACGTAATGCATTTGCAGCACGTCATAATTGTAAAGATAAAAAAGATAGAACAAAAGCAGGATATTGGTCATGTAATTTACCAAGATACGCTCCAGCTTTAGGGTTAGGTGCTAAAATGAATACTTTTTGGTAATATGAATCCATACTCAAATAAAGGTAATATAAGAACGTTTTCTAAAGATGTAGATCCAATGGAACTGGTATGGCATCAAGATAAAGAAGATAGACATATAGAAGTTATCGATGGTGAAGGATGGTCAATACAAATGGACGATCAATTACCTTTGGTTGTCAGTAAGGGAGATCGTATATTTATAACAGAAGGTAGAATACACCGTATCCTAAAAGGTACAACAAATTTAAAAATTAAAATAAATGGATAATTTTGATTTAAGAAAATATTTAGCTGAAGGTAGATTATTAAAAGAAGAATTAACTTTTTCATTTGACGAATATAGCTATGAAATCGATGATGATGCTTATCAAGCAGAAGTAGAAGCAGGTATTAAAGCTAAATTACCAAATATTTCAGATGAAGTTCTACAAGCTATTATAGATAGTTCTGTAGAATACTACTATGATCAAAGAGAAGAAGATGTACCTTCTAGCGATATCGTAGATATGGCAGTTGATTATTATAATGATGAAATGGCTGGAGGTGATAAACCATCTGCTCCAAGACAAAAATATGATTTATCTAGTGTTGATTTAAGTGGATTAGATAAAGGTCAAAGAGAAGCTTTTGGTAAATTTGTAGATGTTTACCTTAAACCTTATGGTGATACTGATACACAAGAAGACTTAGAACTCTTCGTTAGACAATTTGGAAAAGTAGAAAATGCATACGATTTAGATTCTATAATCCCAAATTCATTCCAGTATGACAGTGATGAAAGAGAGTCTATGCAAACTCAATTAAGAAGAGCTTACTTAGATGATGACCAACCTATAAATTAAAATAAAATAAAATGGATAATTTCGATTTAAAAAAATACTTAGCTGAAGGTAAGCTATACGAAAACGAAGAACAAGGATATACTCTTTTTACTACTAACGTTGAATACGATAACGGAAAAACCGGCTATATGTATCAATTAGTAAACTCAGAAGATAGAGAAGAAAATGAAATTGGTTTTGATCAATTATTTTTTGATGATGAAGATAACCGTTTAGAAATGGGTGTTGATTTTAATAGCTTTGATCAAGGTAGCTACCAAGAAGGAGAATATACTGCTGATGAAGCAATGGAATTATACCGTAAATTAAAATAAAATAAAAATAAATGGATAATTTCGATTTAAAAAAATATTTAGCTGAAGGTAGGCTATTTGAAGAAGAAAATCCTATATGGACAATTGATTCATTTGAAGATAGTGCCGATATAGAACAAGCAGGCCCCTCATATAAAAAAGCAATAATAGATATTATCAAAGCAAAACATTCTAATATTTCAAGTAAGGATTTAGAAAAATCTATAGAAGTAACTAATAATTTTTGGTATGATGAAGCAAGAGATAATGCTAAAGGATCCGACCCAGAAGATATTAAAGTTTCAGCTAAAGAATTCGCTGATTCAGCAATAGAATACTATGAAGATGCTTTAATACCCCCTAGTGGAGAGGTGGATGATGATATTGATGATAGGTTTTCAAACTTTCCTTCTAAAGAAAAATCATTTGATCATAACTTGCAATGGTACTTAAATAATTCTCCAACTCTACTCAGACATATGCAACCAGATGTAAAAGCTGATTTTTTAAATTATGCCGAAAAATCTTTAAAACCTTCTAATGCATCTCCAAAAGAAATTGAGGATGCTATAAATATATTTTATAAAAAGCAATTTAGTTAATTAAAATAAAATAAATGGATAATTTCGATTTAAGAAAATATTTAGCTGAAGGAAGGCTATTAAAAGAAGATTATGGTAAAGAATCACTTATTAAAGCTTTAGGAGATGCTGATGATGCTTTTATTCAACTAGGAGATGGAAGAGAGTTTGTAATATACAATCCAAACTCTAATAATGATGATAATGTAGATATGTGGGGTGATTATTCTGTATTTGCAGTAGACAAAGATGGGGAAGAACACGAAATATTATACTCAGATATAGCTGGGATTAATTTATAAAATAAAAATAAATAAAAATAAGTTAACATGAAAGAATTATATAGATTTAGACAATTCCTTACAGAAGGTGTAATCAATGAGGCAGAAGATTTAGAATTAAAATCTTTAGCTAAAAAAATTATTCCCGTAATTAAAAAATATAAAATGGGGTTTGAATATGTAACATCTGATAATGAATTTGAATCAAAACCAAAAGATGGTGCACTATCAGTTCCAGCTAAATTATTAATTAAAGATGGTATTTTAACAATAGCTGTATATTTTTTAAGTTTAGCGGCTTCATTAAGAGAATTAGATATGGGATCCGGCCCTTCAGTAGAACAACAAAAGGATGCTAAAACACAAGCAGCTAAAATGTATAAAGACATTGTAGATGTAATAGGTGACGAATTTGAATTAAGATCACAACCAGAGGATAATAAGTATGGGTATTATATAATGCAAATAAGAAAAAAATAACATGAAATGTAATTGTAAAACATGCGGATGTGGAGTATCATGTAATTGTACGTGCTGCAACTGCTAAAATAAAAAACATATAGACTGATTCATAGCCAGTCGAGATTAAAAAAAAAACAGACATCTGTGGCGTCTCCCTAGGAGACGCCATTCTTAGTTCGTATATTAATGTGTTAAAAATAAATGACAATATGAGTAAAAACGTAGTAATGATTGGAGCAGGTGTAGCAAATGTAAATGCTGCTACTAAGCTAATTGATAATGGTTTTGATGGTAAAATTACCATAATTGATATGGGTAAAGATCCATATTTAAGACCATATGAAGAGGTAATGACAGGTTTCCTAGGAGCAGGAGGTTGGTCTGATGGTAAATTAACTTATCATACTTCAATTGGAGGACAATTATCTAAATATTGTGGTGAAGAAAAAGCAATGGAATTATTTGATCAGGTGATTGATAATTTTAAACGTTTCCACCCTAAACCCGAAGAAGTACAATGTTCAAACCCTATTGCAGAACCAGAATTTATTAAACCATATTTTGGATTACGTTTATTCCCAGTATGGCATGTTGGTACAGATTATTTACATGAAATAGGTAAAAATTGGTATGACTTTTTAGTTGATGGTGGTGTTCAATTTGAATGGGAAGCTAAAGTTACAGATATTGATTTTGAAAATAATACAGGTAAAGTAGTAGTACTTGAATCTGATTTAGAACATTCATTTGAATACGATACACTTATTTTTGGTGTAGGTAAATCAGGTATTGACTTTGGTAAACAATTAGCTGAAAAATACGATTTACCAACTGAACCAAAACCAGTACAAATAGGTGTTCGATTTGAAGCACCACAAAAACACTTCCAAAAATTAATTGATGTATCTTATGATTTCAAATTATATAGAAAATATGAAGACAAAGGAGTATCATTACGTTCTTTCTGTACAAACAACAATGCAGCATATGTTGCCGTTGAAGAAACGTATGGAGATCATTCGTACAACGGACACGCTAAAAAAGATGAAGCATTCCGAAATGATATGACCAATTTTGGTATATTAATGGAAGTGCAAGGCATTGATAAACCATTTGATTGGTCTAGAGATGTAGTTAAAAAATTACAAATAGACGGTACTGGTTTATATTATAGCCCAAGTAGAAAACCATCACAAACATCTGAAGGTGTAAATGTATCAGCTATTCAAGTAGATACATTACATAAAATTTCAAAATCAATGCAACCCTACTTTATGTATGTATATGATTTTATTGAGGACATGAAAAAAGTATTCCCAACATTAAAAGATGATTGGGGTATTTATGTACCTGAAGTAAAATATCTTTCTCCTGAGCCACTTGTCGATTATGCCAATTTAGCACTCACTAAGTATCCTAACGTACACTTCGTAGGCGATGCTTTATCAGCTAGAGGTATAACGGTAAGTGGTGCACAAGGGACATATGTTGCTGAATCACTTTTGGAAAATTAAAATAAATTTCGTATATTGATAACAAATAAAAATTATGGCAAAATCAACAAAAACACCGTTTCCACAAAGTAAAAGATTAAAAAAAGCAGATGGTACTATCGCTTATGTATGGGATAATAAACTCCACAATTGGGAGGGACATGCTTTAATTCCTGAAGGTAAAGAAAAATTAGGAGAATATCATTTATATGGTATTAAACATACCAAAGAGGAATGGAATGAAGCAAGACAACAAAGAGAAGGTTTACCTTATTATAAAAATCAATCAATGAAAGCACACCTTTCAGATTATAGAAACTAAGATATGAAAATAGGTTTATGTGGTACAATGAGTGTAGGTAAAACTACATTAGTAAATGCTTTAAAAGAAACAAGGCAATTTAAAGATTATATGTTTAGAACAGAACGTTCTAAATACTTGATGGAGCAAGGTATTCCACTTAATACAGATTCAACATTAAAGGGTCAAACCATATTCTTGGCTGAACGTTGTGCTGAATTAATTCAAACAGATATTATTACAGATAGAACAGTTCTTGATGTTATGGCATTTACTTTAAATGCAAAATCAATACCTCACCAGGATAAAGAAGCATTTGAAACATATGCTAGTGAATTTGTTAGAGAATATGATTATATTTTTTACATATCTCCTTATGGAATAGATATTGAAGATAATGGAGTACGTGAAACAGATGAGCACTATAGAGATTTAATTGATTTTACTATTACCACACTTATTAAAAGACATGGTCATAAAGCAGGTAAAATAGAAAAGATATCTGGATCTACAGAGGAACGAATCCAACAAATATTAAAGTTTACTAATCTTTAACATATTTATAATAAAACCTTATTATAATGAAAAAATCTGAATTAAAAAATTATATTAGAGAAAATATTATCTCTACATTATCTGAAGATACTGAAGCAGAAATTGAAAAAACTAAAGAATTAACTGCCGCTATTAAGGATCTAGAATCAGCTAAAAAAGAAGCTGGTATAGAAGAAGATGCAACACCATTAATGAAAGATTTTACTTATGACTATGAAGATATAGGTCAATTCTATTTAGAAGGATTTGGAAAAAAACATACCCTAAATAATGACCAGTTAAAAATGTTAGGCAAAAAAATCACTGATAATTTATATGGTGGTGATATTGGTAAAGCATATGATGCCGTTGTAAATCCCCATAAAAACCCTTACGATATAAAAGAAAATGCAAATGTGGGTTTAGATGAAATAGAAGAAATGGGGTATAATGCTGCTGATGAAGTTTTTACAATAATAAGAAAATCATACCTTAATTCTCAAATAGATTTTCGTTACTTTCAAAAGGGACTTATGCGAGGGCTCTCTGATATAGCTAGTTCTATGGGTTTAAATGAAAACGAAGATGCAGAACCAACTAAATCCGATATTAAAAAAACTAAAGGTTTAGCTAAAGCAAAAGAAGAATTGGCACTATTAACTCGTGAGATGAAATCATTAGCTAAAAAATATTCTAAAGCTGAAGGTGAAGAAAAAGAAAAATTAGTTAAAATCTTAAAAGATAAAACTAAACTAAAAAAAGAACTAGAAAGTATTCTAGATAATAAGAAGATATAATGTCATCTAAGGAAAGGTTTTTATATATTGCTATAGTATTTTTTGGTGCTTACTACCTAATTAATATGTACTCTTCAAATGAAGATGAATATATCAATGAGTATAATAGTAAAATAGAGGCATTAGAAAATAAAATTAATTCTTTACATAACATAAATGAAGAATTAACCTTGGAAATTGATACCTTAAATGGTCAAATAACAAAATTAGACCAAGAAATTAGTAAACAAGATAATAAAATAGTTATATTAAAAAGACAAACAAATGAGAAAGTTAATAATGTTGATTCTTTTGGGGATGATGAGCTTGAACGGTTTTTCACAGAACGTTATAGACAGTACTTCGATTCAATTAAAAAAACCAATAGTCAGACTAGTAATTAAGGATTTAATAACTGGAGATAGTTTTAAACAAGAATTAAGTTTAATCAATACAAAGTACTCTTTATTAAAAAATAAAATTATATTAAAAGATAGTGTTATTAATAACCTTAATTTTCAAATCAATAATTTTAATTCTATATTAGATACAAAGGGGTCACAACTTATACTTTCCCAACAGTTAAATGAAAAGTTAAAACTTGAAGTAAAAAAACAAAAGTTTAAAAATAAATTAACAGCAGGGGCTGGAGTAGTAGCAGTATTAGCTGCTGTACTTTTAGTAAAATAGTATGTCTGATTTAAAAAAAGTAATACGCCAAGAATACTTAAAATGTGCTCAAGACCCAGTACACTTTATGCGTAAATACTGTTATATACAGCACCCACAACGTGGGCGTATACAGTTTAATCTATACCCATTCCAAGAAAAAGTATTAACGTTATTTCAAGAAAATCCCTATAGTGTAGTATTAAAATCTAGACAGTTAGGTATATCTACTTTAGGTGCTGGTTATTCATTGTGGTTAATGACATTCCATAAGGATAAAAATATTCTTTGTATTGCAACTAAGCAAGAAACAGCTAAAAACATGGTAACAAAGGTAAAATTCATGTATGAAAACTTACCTTCATGGCTTAAAATAGATGCTCCTGAAAATAATAAATTAACTTTACGATTAGCAAATGGATCACAAATTAAAGCAACATCGGCTTCAAGTGATGCAGGTAGATCCGAAGCAGTATCTTTACTACTAATTGATGAGGCAGCTTTTATTGATAATATTGGAGAAATATGGGCCTCAGCACAACAAACATTAGCAACTGGTGGTGGTTGTATAGCATTATCTACCCCTTATGGTACTGGAAATTGGTTTCATCAAACATGGGTTAGAGCAGAAAATAGAGAAAATCAATTTTTACCTATAAAACTCCCCTGGTATGTCCACCCAGAAAGAGATCAAAAATGGAGGGATACACAAGATGAATTATTAGGTGATCCTAGAATGGCTGCACAAGAATGTGATTGTGATTTTAGTACCTCTGGTGATATTGTATTTTATCCTGAATATATAGACTTTTATGAAAAAACTTATATAAAAGATCCTATGGAAAGAAGAGGAGCAGACCAAAACTTATGGGTTTGGGAATCACCTGATTACACAAGAGATTATGTGGTAGTAGCAGACGTTGCTCGTGGAGATGGAAAAGATTATTCCGCATGTCATGTAATTGATGTAGCCAATAATGTACAAGTTGCTGAATATAAAGGACAATTAGGTACAAAAGAATACGGGCATTTATTAGTTGGTTTAGCTACTGAATATAATGAAGCAATGTTAGTAATAGAGAATGCTAATATAGGTTGGGCAACAATACAAGTTGCTTTAGATAGACAATATCCTAACCTTTACTATTCACAAAAGAGTGATTCCCCAAATGCTAGTTCGTATTTTGACAAATACCAGGACCATTCAAAAATGGTAGCCGGTTTTACAATGTCTTCTAGAACTAGACCTATGGTAATAGGTAAATTTCAGGAATATATTAGTGATAAAGGAGTAACAATACAATCAAAAAGATTGCTAGAAGAAATGAAAACCTTTATATGGAAAAATAATAGGGCAGAAGCTCAAAGTGGGTATAATGATGATTTAGTAATGTCCTTTGGTATAGCTATGTATATTAGAGATACAGCGCTAAAATTAAGACAACAAGGACTACAAGCAACTAAAAATGCTTTAGGTAATATGTCTGTAGATAGGACTTCGTACCAAGGTGGATATGGTTTTTCACAAGGCTCAGATAATCCCTATCACATAAACACACCCGATGGTAAGGAAGACATTAAATGGCTTCTTTAATAATATTTATAACAATAATAACATACTATGGCTGATAAAAGCGTATTTTCAAGACTAAAAAGATTATTTTCTACTGACGTAGTAATAAGAAATGTAGGTGGAAACCAAATAAAAGTAATTGATAGTGCTAAAATACAATCTACAGGTGAATTAGAAACTAATTCATTAATGGATAGATATAATAGGGTTTTTTCTACAAGCCCTTCTTCTTTATATGGTGCTCAATTCAATATGAATTACCAATATTTAAGACCTCAATTATATTCTGAATATGATTTAATGGATAATGATGCTATTATAGCATCTGCTCTTGATGTCTTAGCAGATGAATCAACTTTAAAAAATGATATGGGTGAAGTACTTCAAATTAGAAGTGCTAATGAAGATATCCAGAAATTGTTGTATAACCTATTTTACGATGTATTAAATGTTGAGTTTAACTTATGGATGTGGGTTAGACAAATGTGTAAATATGGTGATTTTTTCTTAAAATTAGAAATTGCTGAAAAGTATGGGGTTTACAATGTAATTCCTTATACTGCTTATCACATAGAAAGACAAGAAGGTTATAACCCACAGAATCCTTCTGCTATTAGGTTTAGATACGCTCCTGATGGAATGGATAATCTAAGTTCAGGTATGTATCCTGTACCAGGTTCAACCGCTGGGAATTTAAACGATGAACAAGGTATTTTCTTTGACAATTATGAAATGGCTCACTTTAGACTTCTTTCAGATGTTAATTATTTACCTTATGGTAGGGCTTATATTGAACCCGCTCGTAAATTATATAAACAATATGTTTTAATGGAAGATGCAATGTTAATTCATAGAATTGCTCGTGCCCCAGAAAAACGTATATTTTATATGAATGTTGGTTCTATCCCACCAAATGAAATAGATGCATTTATGCAAAAAACAATTGGTAATTTAAAACGTACACCTTTCCAAGATAATAAAACAGGAGAATACAACCTTAAATACAACATGCAAAATATGTTGGAAGATTTTTATATCCCTGTTCGTGGTAATGACCAAACAACTAAAATAGAAACCACACCAGGATTACAATATGATGGGATTGCCGATGTTGAATATTTAAGAGGTAAATTATTTGCCGCACTTAAAATTCCAAAAGCTTTCTTAGGATACGAAGAAGGAGTTGAAGGTAAAGCTACACTAGCACAACAAGATATTAGATTTGCACGCACAATTGAAAGAATACAAAGAATATTAGTTTCTGAATTAAATAAAATTGCATTAGTTCATTTATATACCCAAGGATATACTGATGAAACATTAACTAATTTTACTTTAGAAATGTCTAGTCCTTCTATTATCTTAGAACAAGAAAAAATTGAATTACTTAAATCTAAAACCGAATTAGCTGGTACTTTATTAGAACAAGGTTTAGTACCCTCTGATTGGATTTATGATCATGTTTACCATTTTAGCGAAGACCAATATGATGAATATAGAGATTTATCTAGAGAAGATGCTAAACGTAAGTTTAGAATGGCACAAATAGAAGCAGAAGGAAATGATCCTGTTGAAACTGGTAAATCATATGGTACACCTCATGATTTAGCCTCATTATATGGAAGTGGTAGAATGTACACTAACCCAGGAGCAGTACCAAAACCAGAAGAATATGCAGCTGATGATCCTAAATTAGGTAGACCAAAAGATACTAATGTAAAACGTAATACACAAGGTGATAATTTTGGGAAAGATAGATTAGGAGTTAAACGTATGAAAGATACAGATAAAAATGATTCTAATAGTATTAAAAATAAATTCAAAGGAGGAAGTCCATTAGCTTTAGAAAGTGCTCGGTCTTCATATATGAAAAATTTAAATATGTTTAAGGATTTAGATAAAAAGGTATTAATATTTGAAGAGGATAAAGACGATTCTTCATTATTAGATGAAAAACAATTAAAGAAGTAAAATACTCCACATATTTATAAATAAATATATTCTTGATGAAAATTAAACACTCAAAGTACAAAAACACAGGCATATTATTTGAACTGTTAGTACGCCAAATCACCGCTGACACACTTAAAGGTGGTAATTCACCAGCTATAGATATTTTAAAAGAATATTTCGTAAATACTTCTTTAGGTAAAGAGTATAAATTATATGAATCTATACTTAAATCTAAAGTAGTAACTGAGGGTAGGGCTACATTAGTAATTGATACTATATTAGAGGCCTCTACTAAGTTTAATAGAAAGTCTTTAAAAAAACAAAAATATAATTTGATTAATGAAATTAAAAAACATTATAATCTAGAATCCTTTTTTGGTTCTAAAATAACAAATTATAAAGAATTAGCGGCTTTATACACTTTAGTAGAAAATGTTAATTCAAAGTCTATATCTAACCCAACACAATTAGTAGATAATAAAGTAACTTTATTAGAACATTTAACTAAAAAGGAAGTTACTCAAGATTCAAAACAAACAGTAATTGAAGAATTTTCTACATATGATAGTGATATAAGAACTCTTACTTATAAGGTATTATTAGAAAAGTTTAATAATAAGTACGACATATTAACTAATGATCAAAAACAAGTACTTAAAGAATACATTAATTCAGTAGATTCAACACCAGATTTAAGAAATTTCTACAATGTTAAAATTAATGAATTAAAAAGTATTTTAGTTAAAGAAACAAAAAATATTAAAGATAAAGCTACAAAAGTTAAAATTACTGAAGTAGCTAAATTTTTAACTGAATTAAAGAAAACAGATAAAGTTGGAGATAATAATTTAGTTGATTTGTTACGTTATTACCAATTAGTAAACGAAATACAAATAGCAAATGGCGTACAAATATAAACTTAAAGAAATAGAGGTAGGTGATACTAAGGTTACTGGAGGTGTAAAATCTGTAGTTACAGATAAAGATCCCGAAACTGGTGCTATATCCTGGTCTATTGATTATGTTCCTAATTTATCTAAGCTAGTTGAAGATTCTATGGAATTAGCATCTACAGCAAAAGGTGTATATCAAAAAGCTAAAGATGATAAAAAATTCTTAGACATATACGAACAGGCAAAACAATTAAGAAATGTAATTCGTACTCATGTTAGAAATAATTACCCTTCCGATTATAAAAAAGCAATCAGAGAAGAAGATGTAGATGAAATTTCAACCTCTGGTGCCGCAGGTGCTTATAATACACCATATGCTTTTGTAAGAAAAAAATTACAACCAGGTAAAAAGAAAAAAAATAAAAAATCTAAATATAAAATGAAAATGCCATCGGGTATGGTAAGTTCTTTAGGTTATACAATGGGTGAGGGTAAATTAGGTGATGGAGCAGATTTAGGTCCTGGCCCCAAAGCAGGTCCTGATGGAGTCACTAATAGCGCTTATACAAAACAATTTAAATATAAATTAGTTCCTAAAAATAAAGATGGTACTTATGTACAAAAGGGAGCAGGAATGATAGTTAAAAAACTTTATTAATATGTATAACCGAAGTATTAATGAACAAGAATCTAAAGCAGCACAATACCAAAAAGAACGTATTGAAGCTTTTGATGTTTTAGAAAATAGATTAGATGTAGTAAAAAAATTATTACGTTTAGCAAAAATAGAAACTATAAAAGCTTACAGAGAACAACCTAATACTTTTGCTGTAATAAAACCTACAGACATAATAGGAGACTATATAAAAGATATTGAAATATTACTAGATAAATAACATTATGAAACAAACACCAAATCAATTATTCGAACAACTTTCAAAAGAATTTAGTTCTAAAAAAGATAAAGAACTAATTAATGAAGAATTAGGTCAAATAGTAACTTTAAAACCAATTAATACTATTGAGGCAAGTGCTAAAGACCCATTCTGGACTAAATTTGAAAATTTCTTAGCAGAAGGTGGTACATTAGAGCCTATTGTAAATAATGAAGATAAAGTTAAATATAATTCTAAAGAACAAGACGAAAAAGTTAAAGCTGATTCTAAATTAAAGTATGAAATGGATAGCAAATTAGCTGGGTCATACAAAATATCAGATGGTGTAGAAAATATTGATTCCCATAATTATGACTACGATCCTAAAGTAGAGAATATTAATAATGTTAATGCTCAAGAAGTATTAAGTGGTGTTCAATTAGAAATTAACTACAATAAAGAATTATCTTTAGATGAAGCAATGGAATTAGCTGTTAAAAACTTAGCTAAAGACCCATTACATTATGTAAAAGAAGGACAATTTGGAGTTCAAGGTTTAGGATATAAAGAAGGAAAACAACAACAAAACGATGGCGAAAGTTATGGTGGTAGTGGATTTAGTACTAAATTAAAAGATGGTGGTGATTCTATGGAATTAGTAAAAGAATCTAAAGAATTAGTTTTAGAGGCATTTGGACAAGTAGTAACATCAGGTAATCCAAACTCATTAGCAGCACAATCAGGAAATATTATTCGTCAGATGATGGCTGAAAAAGAAGAAGAGAAAAAATTACCAATGGATGAAATGGAAGATGAAGGTACAGCAGTATCTTATTCAGATACTACATCAGAAGCTGCAAAACCTGATTTTGCAGATATCGACGGAGACGGAGATAAAAAAGAATCAATGAAACAAGCAGCTAAAGATAAAAAGAAAAAAGTGAAAAAAGAATCTATAGATAGTAAATTAGCGGAAATAGGAAAAGAAGCTGAAAAAGTAAAAATGGAAGCTCAATTAGACTTCTTACATGATCATATTCAAGAAAAAGTAGATAGAGTTAGTTCAATCCAAGAAGATGAAAATCTTAGTGAATTAATTGACAAGACGAAAATGAAACAAATGCAGAGAGAAATCAAAGATTTGGAAAGAAAGAAAATGAAAATGGAAAGAATCTATGAAAAATCTTGTGGATCAAAATATTCCAAAAAAGAAATGGTAGATGAAATGGATGAGGTAAGTTGGAATGAAAAAAATAACCCAACTCGTGGTGCTGCAGGTGAAAGAGATCCTAAACAAGTAGGACAATCAGTTTCTGCTTATGCTGTAAACAAATAGAACATGAGCAAAAAGCTATTAATAGAAACTCATACTGTAAAAATCTCCCCCTCCCAATTAACTGAAAATGTTAATAAGGAGAGTGGAAATTTAATGGTAGAAGGTATTTTAGCTACGGCTGAAGTAAAAAACGGAAATGGTCGTTACTACTCAAAAGGTCTGTGGGATAGAGAAATGGACAAATATTCTGAATTAATTGAACAAAGACGTTCAATGGGAGAACTTGACCACCCAGAATCAACTGTTATCAATTTAAAAAACGTATCACATTTAATATCCGAATATTGGTGGGATGGTGATAATTGTATAGGTAAGATAGAAATTTTACCTACTCCTTCAGGAAATATTCTTAAAGAACTAATTAAAAGTGGAGTTACCGTAGGTGTGTCTTCTCGTGGTATGGGTTCTTTAGAAGATAAAGGTGGTGTAATGGAAGTACAAGATGATTTTGAATTATTATGTTGGGATTTTGTTTCAACCCCATCAAATCCTGGTTCTTTTATGCATACCTTAAATGAAGGAAAAAATATAATCACATATGATTATACAAATGTTAATAAAGTAATACATGAAATTCTTTGTTCAAAAGGTTCATGTCCTATAACATAAATAATATTTCTTCGGACGCTACCGACGGATTTTATGCATAAAGCGCTCTTTTGAGCGCTTCTTGTGTCTTAAGATATTTTTACATACGTATGACCGCAATGTGTCATGAATACTTAGATATGGCACCGATATATATTATTCCCTATTACGATTCTTAATAATCGTATTTCACAAAAAAAATTTTGAGATTATGGCAAACAATGATTTGTTAAAAGAAGCAATCGCTGATGCTAAAGCTGTTAAAGAAACTGCTATTGCAAACGCAAAACTTGCTCTTGAAGAAGCATTCACACCACATTTGAAATCTATGCTTTCTGCAAAATTAGAAGAAATGGACAACGAAGACGTTGACGAAGGATACGATAAGTATGAAGAAGACGACGTTAAAGAAGAAGTTTCTGAAGATACAGTAGAAGAAAAGAAAGAAGATATGGATGAAGCTAAAGAAGAGCTTGATGAAATTAACCTTGACGAGTTACTTGCTGAACTTGAATTGGATGAAGACGCTCGAACAGACGCTGAAGAAGAAGGCTACAAAGACGGTATGAAGGACGAAAAAGAGGACTTGAAAGAGGACGAACGTACGGATGCTGAGGAAGAAGGCTATTTAGATGGCGAAAAAGACGAAAAAGAAGACATGGAAGACAAAGACGACAAGGAAATTGACCTTGAAGATATGTCAGAAGATGACTTAAAAGGATTCATTGAGGATGTTATTAAAGATTTAGTAGCAGACGGAACAATTGAAGCAGGTGAGGAAGCAATGGAAGATGAAGAAGACATTGTAGATGTTGAAGACGTTGAAGACGTTGAAGACGTTGAAGACGTTGATGTTGATGTAGAAATTGATGAAGCAGTTGACGGAGAAAAAGGTGCTGGAAACGAAGATGGTGACAAAGATGACACTAAAATCGAGAAAGAAACTGAAAAAATGAGATTTAAAGAAGCATTAGATGAAATCGAAGCTCTTAAAGTTGAATTAAACGAAGTTAATTTGCTTAACGCTAAATTACTCTACACAAACAAAGTTTTTAAATCTAAAAACTTATCTGAAGACAAAAAAGTTAAAGTGCTTAAAGCATTTGACAAAGCGTCAACAGTAAAAGAAGCTAAAGTTATTTTTGAAACATTAAACGAAGGTTTAGTATCAAAAACAGAAGCTATTGTAAGACCAAAAGGTGCTGCATCTAAAGCAACTGGAACAATAACTGAAGCTAAAAAACCGATTATTGAAAGCAATGATGTATACAATCGTATGCGTAAACTTGCTGGATTAATTTAAATTATTAAAATAACCCTTAAAAAACTAAAAAAATGAGCTTAAATACTCTATTAGAAAGCGCGAACCCATATCAGTCTTTACAGTCTGACGCGGCTAGATTAGCTAGCAAATGGGAAAAGACAGGTTTATTAGAAGGTTTGAATGGTGCCCACAAAAACAATATGGGTCTTATTCTTGAAAACCAAGCTAAACAACTTGTAGTAGAATCATCACAAACTAGTGGTGGTGTAGGAACAGGTGGTACTTTTTCATCTCAAACTAGCGTAAACGTTGGTGGACAGTGGGCTGGAGTTGCTTTACCATTAGTACGTAAAGTATTCGGACAAATTGCTGCACAAGAATTTGTATCAGTACAACCAATGAATTTACCTTCAGGACTTGTATTTTTCTTAGATTTCCAATATGGATCTAACAAATCTCCATTTACTGCTGGTGGGTCATTATATGGTGACAAAGGTGGTAATGAACCTTTCGGTAACACTAACACAGGTGGTCTTTATGGATCAGGTCGTTTTGGATATTCTATCCAAAATACTCAGTCTTTAGCATTAACTTCTGCAAGAACAAATGCTTCTTGGGATCAATTTAACTTTAACAGTGATTATTCTGCATCTGTTGCAGCTGGTGATTACCAAAGAGTTGCTGTTGATGCTAGTGACCTAGGATTTGCTGATTTCGAAGCTGTTAAAGGATTCCAATTATTTACTGGATCTTTAACTGGTGTTGTACCAACAGGATCTGATGGATCTGTAGCTGGTGTACAAGTATCTGAATTTACAGAATACGATGCAGCAGCTGGAAAAGTATATTTCTATGCTTTAGATACTGCTATTACAGTTAATGATGTAAATGTAAACTACCAAATTCAACCAACTGATAATAACAGAGGTGATTTTGAAGCAGGTAACCCACATCCAAATGCATTTAACGATGAATCAGGAGCTAACTGTTGCCCAGACCAAGTAATTCCAGAAATCAACATCCAGATGCAATCATCTGCAATTGTTGCTAAAACTAGAAAACTGAAAGCTGTATGGACACCAGAATTTGCACAAGATTTAAATGCATATCATGCACTAGATGCTGAAGCTGAATTAACTTCAATCTTAAGTGAGTACATTTCATTAGAAATTGACTTAGAGATCTTAAGTATGTTAATTGATTCTGCTGCTGCAGGAACTGAAACATGGTCGGTTAAAAATAACCAACAACTTTCAGGAACAGGTGCTGGTATCACAGATACTAATCTTGGATTTTACAATTCTCAAGGACAATGGTTCCAAACATTAGGAACTAAAATTCAGAAATTAAGTAACATCATTCACCAGAAAACTCTACGTGGTGGTGCTAACTTTATGGTTGTTTCTCCACAAGTAGCAACAATTTTGGAATCAATTCCAGGATTTGCTGCTGATACAGATGGTGATGCTGCTAAAATGAGCTATGCATTTGGTGTACAAAAAGTTGGTGCTTTAAATAGCCGCCAAAAAGTATACAAAAACCCTTACATGACTGCTAACACAATCCTATTAGGATACCGTGGTACTCAGTTCCTAGAAAGTGGTGCTGTATTTGCTCCTTACATTCCGTTAATCATGACTCCACTTGTATACGATCCAGATACGTTCGTACCAAGAAAAGGTCTATTAACTAGATATGCTAAGAAAATGGTTCGTCCAGAATTTTATGGAAAAATCAATGTATCAGGTTTAGACCTTCTATAGTAGAAGATTAATTAAATCTTAATAAAATTAACCCGGCTTAGGCCGGGTTTTTTTTTCTTTTTTATATTTATAACAAAATGCGTTATACACAAACTATATTTATCTTATTATATAATTATATCAATAATTTACTGTTTCTTAACGTATTTACAACAGTTGTATTCACTGATAACACAATCCCTAATTTAAAGAATTTATGGCAAGTAAACACCATACAGACGAAGTATTTCGGTCTAAAAGAATTCCTAAAAACCCAATTAAGTTCAAACTCCAACTTAATGAAGAACAAAAAGACGCTAAAAAACACATCCTGGAAAATACAATTACTCTCCTTGGAGGGGGTGCAGGTAGTGGAAAAACATTACTTGCATGTAATGTTGCATTAGATGGACTATTACGTAGACAATACGACAAAATTATAATCACCAGACCTACGGTATCAAAAGAAGAAATAGGTTTTTTACCTGGTGATTTAAGAGAAAAAATGGATCCCTGGGTACAACCTATTTACCAAAATTTCTTTCAATTGTATGATAAAGTTAAAATAGAAAAACTTATTGAAGATGGTAAAATAGAAATAGTACCAGTATCATTTATGAGAGGTAGAACATTTTTAGATGCTATGATAATAGTAGATGAAGCACAAAATGTTACTCATGAACAAATGGAAATGATTACATCTAGAATAGGTTTAAGAAGTAAAATGATGATATGTGGTGATGCCCATCAGACAGATTTAAAAAAGAAATCGGATTCTGGTTTTAAGTTTCTCTACTCAGCTGCTAGAAGGATTAAAAATCTAGAAGCTATTACTTTAAATACTAATCATAGAAATGAAATTGTAGAAGATTTATTAGACTATTATAAAGAAGCTATTGACAAAGGTGTAAGTATTACTACTTCTGGTTCATACAATTATAATAATAAAAATTAGTACCATATTTATAATAAAATTATCTAATGGCAATATGTAACCCTACTGGTTCATTATCAGTAACAATCAGAGAAGAAATAAGATTACCTAATGGTAATATGGAGCAATCTATCAATACCGAGGTTATTAAGGATGTTAATCAGATAATGAAAAGAACTGATACTATAGCTCCTACCTTTAGTGGAAGTGGAATTGAAATTTTAAGGTTTGTAGATTCTGAAGAACAACAAACAGCAGGTTCCTTTGTAAGAGATACAGTTAAATATATGAGATTTACAAATTTATGTTCAACTAATTTTGTATCCTTATATTTAATCCAAGATAGCCCAGAAGCACAAAACCCTAATACTGGTAATGTAGGATCAGGAGATGAATCTTTATTTAAATTAGATGCCGGAAAATCAATGGTGTTTTCAAATGCCCAATTTCAAGGAACTGATTATTATGATTATGTAGTAGAAGGATATGTTGATATTCAATATTTTTCTTCATTTGCTACTTTATCATCGATTAAAGCAAAAGCAGATACAGCAAGTGTTCAGATAGAGTATTTTGTAGCATCTTCATAATATTTATAACAAAATTAAATTTAATAAAAAATGGCATTAACATACAGAACAGGATCAGACGGTAAAGATTCAGCATTAACAATTAATGAATTAGATAACAACTTTAGACATTTTACTGGATCACACGCAATTACTGGGTCTCTTACAGTATCAACTAATTTAACAGTTGAAGGATCAGTAGTTTCATTAGCAGCATTACCAACATCAGACCCCTCAGTAGTAGGTCAACTTTGGAATGATGCTGGGACTTTAAAAGTATCAATATAATTAGTACTTAAAAATTACACTTAATTTAAAATAAAATTCCGGAGGACTCAATTTGAGTCCTCTTTTTTCATATTTATAATAAAACTAATTAGATTATGAATGTACCTATATATAATGGTGACCCAATTTGGAACCCAAATTCAGTACCTTTTGGCTTTTACAATAATAGTATAGATTTTCAAACTGATTGTGTAAAAGTAGCAGAATTTTGTGCTACCAGATTAGGTTATCCTTTAGTTGATATAGAATTACAATCTAGTTCCTTCTTTACAGCATTTGAAGAAGCAATTACCGTATATGGAAATGAATTATATGCTTACCTTGTTAGGGATAATATGTTAACTTTAGAAGGGTTTGCTATAGATGATTTTATATTTTTAAATGAAAGTATTATTACTCCTAATTTAGGAGCAGTAATTAGAATGTCAGAGCAGTATGGAGCAGAAGCAGGTACTGGTGGTAATGTGCCTTGGTATAAAGGTAGTATACCCTTAACATCCAGTGTTCAAGATTATGATTTAAAAGCATGGGCAAAAGAAAAAAATATAACAGGTAGTATAGAAATAAAAAGAGTATTTTATCAAGAACCAACCCCTGCATCAGCTAGATATCTAGCACCTTTTGATGGTTTTGGATTTGGAGGAGCAGCAGCTGCTGGAGTAACTGGACTTGGTGGTTTTGGAGGTGGAATGGGTTATTTAATGATGCCCCTTAATTATGATATGCAAGTTATTCAAGCTATTGAAATGAATGATATGGTCAGAAGATCTAATTATAGCTTTGAAATGCACAATAATATTTTAAGAGTATTTCCAATCCCTGGACCCTTTACTCATACTAATGATGATGAAATGATTAGTGGTTCATGTGTAGGAAATATGTGGTTTGAATATATTAAAGTAAATGATAGAACTAGCGGAAGTGTAGACCCAGCATGTGGGCAGGTAACAAATGCCTCTAATATGCCCTATACTAATCCTGATTATACCTTAATTAATTCAATTGGTAGACAATGGATTTTTGAGTATACTTTAGCATTAGTAAAAGAAATTTTAGGGTATGTAAGAGGAAAATATTCTACAATCCCTATACCTAATGCTAATATGACTTTAAATCAAGCTGATTTATTAGCTGCAGCAACTGCTGAAAAAACAGCATTATTAGAAAGATTAAGAGCATATTTTGATGAAACTTCACGAGCCTCTTTATTAGAAAGAAGAGCAAATGAAAAAGAAAGTAGAGATAGAGAATTAGAAGGTGTTCCAAATTTTATTTATATAGGATAGCATATGGCAATGTATACAGGACTCAGAGATGTATCTCTTCTGAGACATTTAAATAGAGAGTTAATGGGTAATATTATTACCCAACAATGTGCTATATATCAATTTAAACTAGAAGAAACTAAAGTTAATATATATGGTGAAGCTGCTGGTGAAAAGTTTTATAATGGTCCTTTTTTATTTAATGTTTTAATAAATAGATCAGATCAACAATATGGAGAAGATGAAGAAGGAATACAATTTAATCAAGCTATTGATTTTTATTTCCTTAGAGATGATTTAAAAGTAGCTAATGTTGTACCTGAAGTAGGTGATATTATCTTATACCAAGAAGGATATTACGGGGTACAAGGCACAGTAGGAAACCAATATTGGGGTGGAAAAAACCCTGCATACCCAAATAATGATTCAGATGGGGAACCAAACCCATTAAATCCAGGTTTAGATAAATTTGGAGAAAGTGTATCAGTATTAGTATCAACATATTATATACCAGCAGATAAAGTTGCTATTTCACCATATAAAGAAAGATTTTAATGGCTATAAGAAAACCAATACCAAAAACTCAAAAAGAGTTAAGCATAGATCAACAAAGACCTTCTTCAGCTAGATATGGTAATCCCAATATCCCACTTGCATCTAATGAAAGTGAAACAGGTATTCCCTTTAATAGATCAGAAAAACTATCTTGGACAGGAGATACAACTAAACCCTTTTCAATTGGAATAAAGGATTTAGATGAAGCTGTATTTTATTATTTTCAAAATGTGATAAAACCTTTTGTTTATCAAAATGGTGAAAGAAGAGAAGTACCTATTATTTATGGTTCTCCTGAAAGGTGGAAATCATTCCAAAAAGATAATTATTATAGGGATAAAAATGGTGCTATTATGTTACCCATTATAGTACTTAAAAGAAATTCAATCACTAAAGATAGAACAGTATATAATAAACTGGATGCTAATAGTCCTAATTTATATGGTAGTTTTCAACGTGCTTATAATCCTAAAACCTTTTACAATAATTTTGATGCTATTAATAACGCAATCCCAGCAAAACAATTTTATGCTGTAGCTGTCCCGGACTTTGTTAATATAGAATATAGTTGTTTAATCCAAACTTACTATATGGAACAATTAAATAAAATCATTGAAGCATGTGAATATGCTTCTGATGCTTATTGGGGTAATCCAGAAAGGTTTAAATTTAGATCTTTTATTGATTCCTTTACTACTGAAACTTCTTTAACTAATGGAAAAGATAGATTAGTAAAAGGTACATTTAATATAAGATTAAGAGGATACATTATTCCTGATACAGTACAAAAAGATATGAATTCTATTTCTAAATACAATTCTAAATCTAAATTTATTATTTCAATGGAAACAACTTCTAATTCTGAAATATTTAAAGAAGGTGTAACTAAAACAAGAGATGGTAGAACTAGAAAAAGTAGTGAAAATGAAGGAGGACTTACTGGTATTTATGATGTGAAGAGTGGTAAAGAATTAAAACAATAGATTAATGGCTAATAATATAAGATTTGTCGATTCCTTAAAAGTAGGAGCATATAATACCCAAAATACTGGAGGTAGTGGTATAACCATTAATAATAATATTGATAATTATGTTCTAACTGCTACGGGTAACCAAGAAATAGATGGTAACGCCAACCTTCAATTTGATGGGGTAAACTTAGGAATAGGTGGTCCTTCAAATGGTGCTAGATTTGAAATAAATGATAATACTTCAAATGATTTACTATTAATTAAAAACTCTAGTAATCAAGGTATAAAAATAAAAAATAGTGGGGTATTACAATTATTAGAATTTAGTTCATTACCCACAGCAGTAGAAGGAGGAATTGTTTTTTCTTCTAATGAATTCTTTTTAGGTTATTAACTTAAGAATAAAGTTTAATATGTATAATAAAATTTAATTAATATAAAATGGCAGATTGGAAAAAAGTAATTGTTAGTGGCTCGAACGCAGAACTAGCGCAGTTGTCCTTATCAGATTTATCGGTACAAGGAAGTGAAGAGACAGTATTGGTAATCAGCCCTGCAGGGGTAGTTGGGACACGAGAAAATGCATCAAGTTCAGGCTCAAGTGGTACTTCAGGTTCAGATGGTTCCTCAGGTTCAAGTGGAACTAGTGGCTCAAGTGGCTCAAGTGGAACAAGTGGTGCAGATGGTGCAGGAGGTTCTTCAGGTTCTTCAGGAACAAGTGGTTCTGACGGTTCTTCAGGTTCTTCAGGTACATCAGGAACAAGTGGTGCAGATGGTGCAGGAGGTTCTTCAGGTTCTTCAGGTACATCAGGTACAAGTGGTGCTGACGGTGCTGGTGGATCAAGTGGCTCATCAGGAACTTCTGGTGAATCAGGCTCAAGTGGTTCTTCAGGTACTTCAGGAACAAGTGGTGCAGATGGTGCTGTTGGAAGTTCAGGATCAAGCGGAACATCAGGAACTTCAGGTTCAGATGGTTCAAGTGGTTCTTCAGGTACTTCAGGTTCAGATGGTTCTTCTGGTTCTTCTGGTTCAAGTGGAACATCAGGAACTTCAGGTTCAGATGGTTCGTCCGGTTCCTCAGGTACATCAGGCTCTTCAGGTTCAAGTGGTACATCAGGTTCTTCAGGTTCAGATGGTTCAAGTGGCTCTTCAGGAACAAGTGGTGTAATTAATGTTAATAATTCTGGTAATAATAGAGTATTAACTGATATTGATGGATCAAGTGCTGAAGCAGAATCTAATTTAACTTTTATAAGTAATGGTGGTTCTACAGTAGGTGGTTTATTAACAGTAACCGGTGATGTTGTAATTAGCCATGATTTAACAGTACAAGGTACAGCATCATTCCAAAATTCAGAAAATTTACTAATAAAAGATAGATTTATATTATTAGCTTCTGGTTCTACTTCTGCTGGAGATGGTGGTATTGTAATACAACAAACAGATCAGGATTATGGTGATGCCTTTGCTTATGATGGATTATCATCATTAAGATGGGGTGTAACAAGTTCATTCCATGCAAGTGGTTCAGGATTTACTCCAGATGCTTTTATGTCAACTGTTGTAATAGGTGCCGATGCTAATGATACTACATCAACTGTAGTATCAAGATATACGGCTAAAGGAAATATATTTGTATCTTCATCACAAGATATTTATATCTATTCTTAATATATAAAAATTGTTTTTAAAAAAAATAAAAAGGTTTATGGGATTTAAATCTAATAAAGTTGAAATAAAAGGAGTACCTACTGAAAAAGTGGGTACTCCTTTAACTCACAATATAGAATTAACAGAAAAAGAAATTGAATTAATATTACTTACTATTAAAAATGGGTTATTTAAAGGAGAATATGTAGAGATACTTTATAATTTAACTTTAAAAATTCAAGAAAAATATAAAAATATATAGTTATGTCTTACAATCTAACAGGTTTATCTCTAAGAGAATTACGTGCTCTTAGAAAATCAACTGATTACATTCCAATTACAGGTATCGATGCTATCTTTATAGGTACAATACAAGTAAAATTAAATCAAAAAATTGAAAGTATTGAACAACAATTAGAAGAAGAAAAAATACCTCCCCCTCCTAGTTAATAGGGAATATTAAAACCATATTTATAACTATATTACGGCCCGCAAGGGAAGTGGACTGAACAGTCAGTAACCAACCTAATAAGAATGATATGCCAAATTGGAAAAAAGTAATACTTAGTGGTAGTAATGCTGAGTTAAATGAAATTAAATTAACAGGTCTTTCAACTCAAGGATCTGAAAACACAACGCTTGTAATAAATAGTGATGGTACTGTAGGTACCAGAGAAAATGCTGCATCTAGTGGTACTTCTGGTACTTCTGGTTCAAATGGTAGTTCAGGTTCAAGTGGCTCATCAGGTTCAAGTGGTTCTAGTGGTTCTTCAGGAACAAGTGGTTCATCTGGTTCATCCGGTACATCAGGTACTTCAGGTTCAGATGGTTCATCTGGTTCTTCAGGCACATCAGGTTCTTCAGGTTCTTCGGGTACATCAGGAACTTCAGGTTCAGATGGTTCATCTGGTTCTTCAGGAACAAGTGGTTCATCAGGTAGTTCAGGTACATCTGGTACTTCAGGTGTTTCCACTTATGGATTCCGTATAGAATACTCTACATCTACAACATCAGCAGACCCAGGCTCAGGTAAATTTAGATTTAACGCCGCTGACCCGGCTGCAGCTACTGAAGTTTATATTAGTGAGACTGATTTAGATGGATTAGGTATAGACCCAATATTAGGTACTCTAACAGATTCTACAAATAATAATAAATCTGTTATAACATTTAGATTAGAATCAAATCAAATATATTATGATTCAGCATATGTTACTGCCCAAACAGATAATGGTGGTTGGAGAACATTAGATATCACTCATATTGATAAAAGTGGTTGGAATAATGTAGGTAATAGCGATGCTACCTTTATGGCTATTGAACTTATAGGTGATAAAGGTAGCTCAGGTTCATCAGGTACAAGCGGTAGCTCAGGCTCTTCAGGCACTTCAGGTTCATCAGGCTCATCAGGTACTTCAGGAAGTTCGGGCTCATCAGGTACATCAGGCTCAAGTGGATCTTCAGGAACTTCAGGTAATACTGGTTCTTCGGGAACTTCAGGAACATCAGGTAGTTCAGGTTCTTCAGGAACAAGTGGTTCTAGTGGTTCATCAGGAACAAGTGGTGTCCAAGGTAACCCAGGAACAAGTGGTACATCAGGTTCATCAGGATCAAGTGGTTCTTCAGGAACTTCAGGTAATACAGGTTCTTCAGGAACTTCAGGAACATCAGGTAGTTCAGGTTCATCCGGAACTTCAGGAACTTCAGGTTCAGATGGTTCATCTGGTTCTTCAGGAACAAGTGGTAACTCAGGTTCATCTGGTTCATCCGGTACATCAGGTACTTCAGGTAATACCGGTTCTTCAGGAACTTCAGGAACTTCAGGTTCAAACGGTTCTTCAGGTTCATCAGGAACAAGTGGTTCAAGTGGTTCATCAGGAACAAGTGGTGTCCAAGGTAATCCTGGAACAAGTGGTTCTTCAGGCTCATCAGGCACAAGTGGTTCTTCAGGGTCATCTGGTACTTCAGGAACTTCAGGTTCAGATGGTTCATCAGGTTCCTCTGGAACAAGTGGTAACTCCGGCTCATCGGGTTCATCAGGAACAAGCGGTAACTCTGGTACTTCAGGTTCTTCAGGTTCTTCAGGAAACTCAGGATCAAGTGGTTCATCTGGAACTTCAGGAAATACAGGATCAAGTGGTACATCAGGAACTTCAGGCTCATCAGGTTCATCAGGAACAAGTGGCTCATCAGGGTCATCTGGTACTTCAGGTAGTTCAGGCTCAAGTGGTTCTTCAGGCTCAAGTGGTACTTCAGGTTCATCGGGAACTTCAGGTTCATCTGGGTCAAGTGGTACATCAGGACAAGATGGTAATTTTGGTGGTGCTACTTTTAATTATACATTTGACACAGCAACAGGTACTGCTGATCCAGGTAATGGAGATATAAGATTAAATAACACTACACAAAACGCATCTACATTATCCATTATTAGTCAGACTACAGAAGATGGTGATAATATACAGTCATTTTTAGAGAGTATTGATGCCTCTACATCAGCAGTAAAGGGTCATATGAGAATAGCGGATAAATTCGCTCCAGAAAATTTTATATTGTTTTCAATATCAAACCTAACAGACTTAGGTGTATATTGGACAATAAACATAAGTGAACAAGCATCATCAGCTGCATCCCCATTTACTAATAATGAAGATGTAATTGTTTCTTTCGCCTTAGTAGGTGATAGAGGAGATGATGGTACATCAGGAACATCTGGTTCAAGTGGAACTTCGGGTTCATCAGGTAGTTCAGGTAATAGTGGTACTTCAGGTTCTTCAGGTTCAAGTGGTTCTTCAGGAACAAGTGGTTCTTCAGGAAACTCAGGATCAAGTGGTTCATCTGGAACTTCAGGTTCAAGTGGATCATCAGGTACATCAGGTTCATCAGGAAATTCAGGCTCTTCAGGTTCCTCAGGAACATCTGGTTCAAGTGGTTCATCTGGTTCTTCAGGCTCTTCAGGCTCTTCAGGTTCAAGTGGTTCATCTGGAACTTCAGGTTCAAGTGGTTCCTCAGGTTCAAGTGGTTCATCAGGAACATCTGGTTCATCAGGAACAAGTGGTACAGCAACAATAACAAATTTAGGTAACAATAGAGTAACTACATCAACAGGAACTCAAGGTGCATTAAATGCTGAAGCTAATTTTACATTTGATGGTACTAAACTTACAGTATCAGGATCAGGTAGCACAATTTTAGATGTACAAGGATCTCAAGGTCAATTATTTTCAGTAACAGATGATTTGACAGGGATAGTATTTGCAGCATCTGATATATCAGGTGTTCCAATCTTATCTGTAAGTGGTTCAGGTTTAACAATGATTGATGGTACTTTAAATGCCCCTAATTTACCTAATATAACAACTAGTAATGATGTATTAGTTGTAGATTCAAGTGGTAATGTAGGATATGAAACAAATGCCGCTTCAAGTGGAACCTCAGGTAGTTCAGGCTCAAGTGGTAGTTCAGGCTCAAGTGGTAGTTCAGGCTCAAGTGGTACATCAGGCTCAAGTGGTTCATCTGGTTCATCAGGTTCTTCAGGAACAAGTGGATCATCAGGATCTTCAGGAACAAGTGGTTCTTCAGGAAACTCAGGATCAAGTGGTTCATCTGGAACTTCAGGTTCATCTGGATCAAGTGGTACATCTGGTTCATCAGGAAATTCAGGAACTTCGGGTTCATCCGGTAGTTCAGGTTCATCGGGTAGTTCAGGTTCTTCAGGAACAAGTGGTGGAACAGGTACCCCAGGAACATCAGGTTCTAGTGGTTCATCAGGAACCTCAGGTTCTAGTGGTTCATCAGGAACAAGCGGTAACTCTGGTACTTCAGGTAGTTCAGGATCAAGTGGTAACTCAGGTTCAAGTGGTTCATCAGGATCAAGTGGTACAAGTGGTTCTAGTGGTTCATCAGGAACAAGCGGTAACTCTGGTACTTCAGGTAGTTCAGGATCAAGTGGTACAAGTGGTTCTAGTGGTTCATCAGGAACAAGCGGTAACTCTGGTACTTCAGGTAGTTCAGGATCAAGTGGTAACTCAGGTTCTAGTGGTTCATCAGGAACAAGCGGTAACTCTGGTACTTCAGGTAGTTCAGGATCAAGTGGTAACTCAGGTTCTTCAGGTTCTTCAGGAACATCAGGTAACTCAGGTTCTTCAGGTTCTTCAGGAACAAGCGGAACAGCTACTATAACAAATTTAGGTAACAACAGAGTTACAACTTCAACAGGTACACAAGGCCAATTAAATGCTGAAGGTAGTTTAACATTTGATGGTAACATATTACATAACGATTCCCAAAATATAGCCATTAATGAAGGCCAGAAATTCATACTTGATTATGATGGAGATAGTTTTGGAAACATATCTTATGATTTAAATAATTTAGCTGGTTATGGTGCCCAAAACGTTTATGCTACTCCTGGTGAATGTCATGTCTTTACAGAGGGTGATGGAGATGCATTAGCTCAAATTAGGGCTATGCAAATAACTATAGGAAGTAGCCAAACAAATTCAGCTACTAGATTTTCTATAGCTGGTGGATTAAAAAACACAGGTTCAAGTTCAACTGAAAGTTTTATTGGTGGTGGTTGTAGAAATTATATATCCAGTGGTAAAACTAGTGTAATAGCAGGAGGATCAGTAAATTGTATAGTCAATAATAATACTGCTTGTTCAGGAAATTTTATAGGAGCAGGAGGTGCCAATAAAATTAATACTTGTGTTGGTAATAGTGCTATAGTTGCAGGATGTAACAACTGCATCTGTCAAACAGGTACAAATTGTAGTTTTATAGGTGCAGGAGATTTCAATGTAATTTGTGTAAGTTCACCTAAGAGTTCTATTGTTGGAGGTACTACGAATAAAATTTATAATTCTAACACCTCTGCTATCTTAGGAGGTAGACTAAATTGTATATGTAATGGTGCTAATTGTAGTGCTATATTAGGTGGGTATAGCAATTACATTAATGGTCATGATTATTCCTTTCTTGCTGGTTATAACTTATCTTCAAATCAAAATTGTACCTTTTATACTCAATGTTCTCATGTTAGAAATCATTTAAATGTAGGGGGTACTGGAAATGCTTGTAATACAACTACAGGTAGAATTGATGCAACAAATGATATTGTAGCTTATGCTACTTCTGATAAAAGATTAAAATGTAATATTAAACCTATAGAAAATTCTTTATGTAAAGTAATTGGAGTAAGTGGTAATACATTTGATTGGAAAGAATTAACTAAAGAAGAAACAAAAACTATACACGGTAATACAGGTAAAGATGTAGGAGTAATTGCACAAGAAATAGAAGCAATACTACCAGAAGCTGTTACAACTAGAGATAGTGGATATAAAGCCGTTAACTATGAAAAAATTGTACCTTTATTAATTGAAGCAATTAAAGACTTAACAGTTAAAGTAGAAGAATTAGAATTAAAAATAAGTAGGGATATCTAAAATATTTTTGTATATTCCCCCTATGAAGATATGTATAATTACAAACTATATTGATAGGGGGTATGTGAATGAATTATTTATTTTAGATAATTTAATTTCTACATTAAACCTTCAACAAAAAGATATATATTCAATATCTGATGTAAATTTATCATATAGTATAAACAAAAACTATACTCATGTTTTAGTATTATTAGATTTTAAAGTAACTTCTTTACTATCCCTTACTCCCTTTTTAGATAATATTTCTATCCCTAAAATTTTTGTAATTGATACTATTCCTGAAATACATAAAAATATAGATGTTGATATTTTAAAACATTATAATTTTAAATCTGATTCATCATATAACTCTTTATCAAAAAATTCCCAAAATACATTATACAACGATTATGCTGATGCCTTAATTTTTTATAGTAATTTAGACTTTAATCTTTTTACAAACTATTACGAAATCCAAAGTAATAAAAAAGTAACAATAATTCCCCCTTCTTTAGGAAAAGAAAAATCTATTACCTTTAATCCTTCCTATTTTAAACCTAATAATAATATAGGATTTAATGGTATACCTTCATTTAATAATGGGTTTGGGCATTTAATTCCTTCATTAGCCTCTTTATCTGACTATAATTTGAAAATATATGGGAAACATGGAAGAAGTCCATTTACAACTCAACCTTTAATAAATAATGCAACGGCATTACATTCTAATATCAGTTTTAAAGGTCAATTAAGAAACTTCAGTAATTTTTATAAAACTAACCATATATATGCTAATATAGGACTTTATAATTCTTTTGATTTACAAACATTATATAGTATGGTAAATGGTATGGTACCTATAATATCCCCAAATTTGCCAATATCCGAATTTTTACCAAATTACCCCTTTATATCTAAGTGTAATTACAATGAAATAACAAAAACTATTATACAAATTAAAAATACTTCTGATAGTGATTTAAAGGATATATTGTACCAAGAAGTTAATAATATAAAGTTTTTAAATGATAATTTTTTAAAAGAAAAATACCATTTTTTCTTAGATTCCTTATAATATGAATACAAAATACTCTACACTTGGTTTTGATAAAATCTATGTTATAAACCTAAAACGCAGACTAGACAGAAAAAAAACTTTAATAGATAATTTTCCTAATATTGATTTTACTTTTATAGAAGCAATAGATGGTAAAGACCTTAACCAAGAACAATTGTTAAAAGATAAAATATTAAATTCCTCTTTTTTTGATCCTAATGGTATGGTAACTATGGGAGTATTTGCTTGTGCTCTATCCCATAAAAAGGCATGGGATCAGGCTTTATCTGATGGTGTAAAAAATGCTTTATTTTTAGAAGATGATATTATTTTACATAAACCAATACTAAATACCGACAATACTTTTACTGATGAATACTCTAAAATTATTAATGAAATTGAAAATTCTAATTACGATTTAATTCATTTAGGTAAAAAAAATCAAAATACTGAGGGTTTAAATGTTGGAAAATATTTAACTCTCCCAACCCCTAGTTCAAATTGGGAAGGAGCCCATTCTTATATTGCAACTAATCATATGCTCAAAGTTTTAACTAATAAGGTCTTACCTATTAAAAACGCAGCGGATGTGTACCTAGAACAATTTTATAATACTCATAATTCTTTTACATTAAAAAATAGTATTTTTCTCCAAATATCCGATCTTTCCCATTCAAGTGTATCTGATTCAGACACCTTTTTCAATGAATTTAGAAAAGGAGGGGGAAGGGTTGGTATTTCTTTTGATGAAAATGGTAATATCTTAAATAAAAACATAGCTAAATATATAAAACATCCAAAAGAAGTAGATGAATACACAGAAATTGTCTTATCAGAACCTAAATTTGGGATTCAAAATTTTTCTAGCAAGGATAAACTAAACCTTAACTTTTTTAGTATAATTAGATTAATAGATTTTTTATCTAAAAATTTGAATCAAAGAGGAAAAATGGTAGAAATAAACAGCCATTTAGGAGAAAATACTTTTTATTTTGGTTCTAGTGGTTTATTTTCTAATATATATGCTATTGATCCCCTTAAGGGAGAAGATGAATTTAATATTAAACATAATTTAACTTGGGAAGATATAAAAATAGGATTTAATAATAACAATTATTTCCATAAAAATATCAACCATATAAATCAAGACCCCACTTTAATTTCTGAATCTTTTGATGATTTATTATTTCTTTATATTAATAATAGAAAACAAGAAAATATTAAACCTTTAATTAAAAGGTATTTTCCTAAAATTTCTAAAAAGGGTTTTATAGGTGGTAACAATATACAAGACGCTCCCCCTAAAGCTATAATATTTGATAATAGTTGGGTAATTAAAAAAGAAAATTATGAACTTTAATATAAATAAATTTAATGAGTTAGGATATGTAATAATAAAAGACTTTTTATCCGAAGATGAATTAAAGGATCTATTAAAAATATCCCAAAAACACTATAAATATTCTCTTAATTTAACGGAACATGAAGGTAACTATAGATTAAATAGTCCTACTAACCTAAATAAAATAGAAGGGGCATGCGAGTATGAACCTGAGTTTTTAAAAATAGCAAAGAATAAAATCCTTGTAAATACAGCCAAACAATTAATAAATACAGAAGAAACATTAGATGTTTATATATCTAAATTTTTTCCAATGAAACCCAAAGTAGGAGTATCAACATTTTTACACCAAGATAACTTTTATTTTAATGGTGATCCTGATAATATAATTAGTTGTGCTCTATATTTTCAAAATACAAATAAAGAAAATGGATGTTTAAGAATTATACCTGGATCTCATAAAATAGGAATAATACCACATGATGTTATATCCCATATAGAAGGAATACAATGGATAGATGAAACAAAATTAAATCCTAATTGGATATTAGACTTAGAATTAGATGCACCTTATGCTGTGTTTTTTAATATTAATATGATACA